TGTAAGCGGAAAAATCAGCAGAATAAACATCAAACAATCCTTCAGTATACACAGCTGGTGTTAGCGGTTGCGCTGGTTGAGCTACTTGCCCAGGATTTATATATCCTTGATCTATAGAAGGCCAGTTTCTTATTATTACTTGAGATTCAAAGTTAGATACACTTTCTGCTAATCCTCCATTAACGTCATAATAAAAGTATGACCCATTATAAACTCCACCATCTTCTTGTATAGGATCTGGAACTGAAGTCGTATATAAATCAACACCGTAGTCAAGGTAAGAATTAAATAAAAAGTTAAAACTACCAGAGTAAGGGCTATCATATTCCCAAGTAACATTATACTCTTCTTCATTATTATCGTATGTTCCTAATATAAAATTAGCTTGATTTAAAATACCTTTAAAATAAGTAGACATACCAGCGTCTGATATTGGAGTAAGTCCGTCCATAGAAAGTCTAAGCACAGCTCCTCTTTGTTTATCAACAAAATAAGATCTAAACGAATCATAAGCAAAAGAACTAGCATCTTGACAACCATAGTCACCAACAAAAGGTATAGCTTGACCTAATACGTTTTCTGAAGCTACTAACTGTGGATTACCATCGGCGTTAAATACCGCATCTTTGTTAGCTAATATTTTTAATATTTTATCTTCACATAGCGTAACTAAATCAGCTTTTCTAGAAAAAAGCTTTGTAATACTTCCGTATGTAGGGTTTACATCTTTAGTTATTTTTTCTGCAGCAATAAATTGATTTAAATTATTAATACCAGAATTAGAATTATATATACCAGAATATATCAAGCCATGCTTTCTTTCTTCTTCTTCGTAAGGAGTTTCTAACGTAGCTGAAGCTTTTGGCCCATTAGTTATTTTCATTTCGTTAAAGCCATCTCTAATTCTACTAGTTTCAACACCATCACCAAAAGTAAAAGCATTAGTATGATCTAAAGATTGATCTAAATTATGGTGACCTGATTTTTCTAATTGAAATATAACCCTATATCCTTGACCATTATTTAAATTAGTACTCGCGCCACTCCAATAAAGAATGTCTGCTGGACTTCCATGAAAATAATCTTCCGCTGCTTTTACAATAGCAGAAGTATAAGTACCATCATCTCTATAAAACCTTATTTCTTCTCCAACGTAATCTATTAGGTTGCCTGTATTATCAAACCAATTAAAACCTTCATCTGGATGTACGTCAATACCATTTGAATTTGTAATTAAATTACCACTTCTTACTTGAATAAGATGTGAAGGAGAAGAAGAATATAATATTTGATTAACATGAACATCAAAGTTTTGAATATTACTATAAACCATATTAGGAAACTCTACCCTAGAGCCAATAGGCGCAAAACGCTCTATGTTTTCCATAGTTAGTTCTAAAGGTATTTCTTCAGAAGCTTCGTGATATATATTAAGTTCTGTTTGTTCTCTAGGCTCTGTTTCCCATATTGCTGGGTTTTTAACTATTTCACCAGTAACAATTTGAGAATTAGCTGACACTACTTCTATATTCATAAAGTCGTTAATATCAAAGCCAGCACTTCCAAATGCACCGTGGTTACCAGTACTAGTTATATCTTTATCTAGTTCTATTATATAACAAGTTCTTCTATTACTTGCTCTACCAAACTCTACTATTTTATCACAAAGAGTATCAAACTCCGCGTTGTTAGTTGGAGCGTATCCAAACTCCATAGGCCATATAAAAGGAGTTCTACCATAATTTTCAAAAGGAAAAGCCCAGCCAATAGTTGAAGTTAAGCCACCAAAATTATTCGCAAACAAAGGATTCCATTGCCCACCTTTAGTACCAGTAGCACCAGTTGGGAAAGGAAGAAAAGCATAAGTAGTATTAACGCCTGTGATAAGATCAGCATCGCCGTGAGTATTAGCCCAATTTAAAGCTGCTTCTTCTACGCTAATATTATCAGATGCCCAACCAGTTTGAATGTCAGTAGGAACTATTCTTTTTCTCCAAGGAGTATGATTGTATATGTGTTTTTCACTAATACTAAGTATTTGGTATTCTTCAGTATCTCCTTGGAATCTAAACTTACCACCTATATTGTTTATTATATTATCTATAAAAACTTGTGCCTTTGCATTAGCTGTAGCGCTCGTTGTTTTAGTTGGATCCCATTGATTTATATGTCTATTAGCAAAAGCACTATCGTATCCTTGACCAGAAGGCGCTACGCTAGGCTCTTCCCACCAACCCATCATTTCAACATTTCCAGGAACAGGACCTCTACTACCTTGATCCGCCCAGTTACCTTCAAAACATATTATACCGTCATTACTATCACCAAAAACATCTCCAGAATCTATTTGTCCATTAGTTCCAGCGTTTGTAAACCATCCGCCTCCATGTATTCCTTGCATCCTAGAAGGAAAACTATCCGTCTTTCCTCTAAAATACATTATACTTGGAGCAGTGTTATTTCCGTAAGTTCCATTTAAACCCGCGCCGTCATGAAGATCTTCACCTGGAGCTAAAAATGAAACATGTATAAAATGTTTACCAGTACTACCAACAGGTCCGTATGTTGTATCTAAATTATTATTATAAAGACTATTATCTTTCCATCTTCTAGCTCCATCACCTGAAATGTTAACTTGAGGATCTGCAGTATGAACCAAGGTGGTTGTTATAGCTCCTTCTAAAGAGTTTATATTACTACTCGCGTAAGGCGTAGGAACACCAAAGCTACCAGTTGGAAAATTACCGTAATTAACAGTTCCAACGTTATCTACAGTAAGCCTTATTTCTCCAGTATAACCACCGTATTGACCAGAAACACTTTGCGACCCTACACCAAAAATGTTTAAACCTTGATCTTCATAAGCTGGACCCCAGTCTAGTTCCATAAACGAATTAGGATTATCCCAAGATACATAACCTATTGGCGCCCATATTTGCTTTGAATAACTAGAAGAGTTCCAAGCGCCAGCCCAACCTTGTCCAGATTCTTTAGCAAAAGATTGACTACTAGGATTACTAGCAACCATACCCATTTGGTCAAGAAAGAAAAATCCTTCATTATTGTTAGCAGCTAGTATAGCTTCCCAATCAGATAAAGTTTGAGTTATATTCTCACCTGAATGATTTGCTATATCTGAAGGTACTATACCAGCTGTTGTTGTATTGCCGGTTACAGAGCTAGAATTACTGTTAGAGTTTATTTGTCCAGAAAGACCTGTAACTTGACCTTGGTGAAAATAATTACTAGAAACCACATCCATGAATCTAAAACATTCAAATGATCCAGTAACATAAGAAGAAGCAGCTGTAGCTTGTTGATCTTCAAATATGTTTTGTCTTATAATATTATCTCCGTGAATCTTAACAAAAAACTTACCAGAAAAGTTTTCTGCATCTCTTCTTTCTTTTCTTTGTATTTGAAATATAAGATCTTGATGTAAAGTAGCGTGAGCAGCACCAGGTGTATAAGCTGTACCAGCTGGTAGGCATAACTCAGCATCTGTCTGACTAATAGCTTCAGAAAGTTTTAATTGATAATGATTAGTATCTTCAACCAATTTGATACTGTTTATTCTATATCTAGTTGAAGATTGACCGTTAACAGACCAAGTAACATATAAATCTTTAAACTCTTCTGTAGGATTACTACCTTCTTCAAAAGCACTAGCAACAGTTAACGGAGCGTTATTATAATTACCTGTTGTTGGACCACCGGTGAGTGGATCATCTGTACCAGTCCATCTTTCTGCAGAAATAACAATTAAATCGTTTCCATCTGCTCTATCCATACGTCGTGAAGCGTTAGGAAATAGTAGCTCAAGACCACCGTTAAAAGTAGCTGTATCATCAGTAAAAATATCACCAGCATTTATAGCTGTACCTAAATTTTTATAATGATAAGATATAGAGTCTGGTACTTCGTTTTTAATATCAACAACTTTGTATTTATTTTCAAAAGGTACTTGACTAGCAGAAGCAGTTCCTAATATTTTTTTAAGTATTATATAATCATCTACACTTATTTTACTTCTGTCTGTTGATGGAAAAGAAATCCATATATGATCATCTTCATTTTCAAAATCTATATGAGTAGGTGGACTATAAGCTTTGTCCATTACTAAGTTGTAATATTCTCCAGAAGTTTGCTTTATGAAGAATTTATAATAATCAGCCCAGACAGGAGCTTGACTAGTTATTCTTGATTGTATGATTAAACTTTCACTAGCATTTAATCCTGAGCCAAATGGACTTGTCCAAGGTATATATAAACTAGCTTGAGAAGAAGTAAATACTGGAGTTTCTCTACCGTATTTATCCCCAAAAACAACACCTACTTGATAATCTCTTTGAGACTTTAAAGATCGAAGACCTCCATGACTAAATGTTTCTGTAGGGTTATTATTTCTTAAACTATAAGTAGAACTAACTGTAGGATTAAATTCAGTATTACTTACATCTACAATATCATAATTCTGCGTATAATTAGCATAAACTATTCTACTACCAGTTATTTCTTGTGCTTGCGCTTTTTTAGGAACATTGTCATAATTTCTTAACAATTGGTTTTCAGGTAAAGCAGCGTGAATATTTTCTGCTGTAATTCTATATCTACCTTTATGCCCAACAATGTAACTTGCAGTTCCGCTTACAGGATCTAATTCTATATCAAAAATATTAAGTTTACCTTGAGTGTTTAAATAACCACCTTCAGCATGTCCATAAAGAGACCACTCTGCGTCTGTTTTTTTAACACTAACTATAGAATAAACTACAGAAGAGTTTTCTTGCATATAAAGTAAATCTACTTGAACAACATCTTTTGGTATATCGTATGGAACAAAATTACAAAGCTCTATAGACTCTATACAATTAACCATTATTAAATTGTAAGGATCTTTAAAAGAGTAAGCGTTTAAATTATTTAAATCATCAAAATACTTAGAATTAAAAATAACATCTGTAAAAGGACTTATAGCAGAATACTCGCCGTCAACATATTTATATCTACAAGCAAATCTAGGAAATATTTTTTCAAATAACGGATCAACATTTTTTAAAAGTCCTGTAGAACTGTCTTCTTCAAGACTAGTATTTACTCTTACATCAGGAGCTTTATTAGGTTTTCTCTTTATAACAGTTATGTTTTCTTCTTCACACTTACCTAAACTTACTCCATTTACAATCAGCTGTGTTTGACCACCACCAGCTGACCCTTCTATAGATCTAGATATACTTATTTTTTTTGGCTCACCACTACCATCTGTCCAAAATAAAAAATCATCTATTATATTTATACCAGTAATTAATTTATTTGGAAACTTTAATACGTCAAAATCTGTATCTTGAAAAACAATAGTAGAAGAGTTTGTGTTTTGATCGTATTCAATTATTTTATCAAAATTATTACCAGCAACTAAAGGATTTTGTTTTACAAACCAATATAGTTTATTTTTAGCTTCATCCGCAATACTTCCAACACATAGATGACCATTAGAGATTACTGACTCAACAGATTTATTACCTAAAATAGCAGACAAACTTCCTTCTCCAGCTGTAAATGTAGAGCCAGAAAACTTACTAGCCATCTGCATATTTAAAGCGTGTAGATATTGTCCTTTAGGAACTAACTTTTCATCAAAGTCTTTATTCATTCGACCTTGAGTAAAATTATTTTTAATTTCTGGCATACCTTAGTGTTTTATCCACTTAGACTTACCTCTAAGTATTTGAGTTATTTCTTCTAATTTAATATTTGAAAGTCTTAGTTTAGCTTTTCTAACTGCTGCAAATTTTTCTTTTTTGTACATAGCTAGTTGACCTCTACCAACTCCTCTTAAAGACATCATGACATCATAAAGCATAAACTTATACATGGCATCTTCTGCTAACTTGTGAACCTGCATTTCAGATTCAGTACCAAGACTATCGCTGATATAATCTAATATTACATTTTTTCCTGAAATATTAGATGAAAAATGTATTTTACCTAATCTTTCGTCTATATAAAAAGAACCATTAGCTTGAGCATGCTGAGGATCTAAACCATATCTTTCACCTGCAGCTGGATGAAAAGCGGCGTCATCATAATCATAGTCAGCAGACTCTAATTGACTTAAAGACTTGAAAGCATCCCAAGTAGAAGAATTATTAGAAGAAGAATTACCTTGAGCTGATTGAAGACTTGTTACAGGTAAAGCATTTTTTACAGTAACATCATCAATAGTATTATTCATTAATAAAGTTTCTGGCCAAGCATCTGTAGCATGAGCTTCCCAAGGAACATAAGAAGTAATTAAAACGTATACTTGATCATATTGAGAAACGTTTATCATTTCTAAAGTTTTAACACCAGTTTGACCAGCAGTCCACTCTACGTATGCAGGTGATCCAAGATGAGGAATATCAAAAAGATCTGTATGTTGATTTTGAGAATATGGACCAGCAAATACAGCTGGATCAAAAACATCTGGAAAAGTATTTAAATCTCCAGGTGAAGTGCTAATTCCAAATCTAAGAGTTGTTGCTGGACTAGTGTAAGTTCCTGCCGCTGTAGCTGGAGCGTTACCTTGGGCCGCTGGATATGCAGGTGTAGCACCACCAGTTATAGTTATTGGAAATTGTATGTTTGCAGAGTTAATTCCGTCTGCAGCTTTTGAAACACCGTTAGCAGACAAAGTTATAAATTCTAAATCTGAAACATCGATTAGCTGCCAACAAGCCATTGCTTTACCATGAGGTGATATTTGACCTGTTTGATAAATGTCGTTATCGTGAGAAGAGTGATTAAATGATAATACGCCAGCGTCAACAGTTACGTCTGATCCACCTGAGTTACCAGCACCTGTTGCTCCAAAAACAGTAGAGTTAGATGTTATCCAATCATCAGGTTTTAATTTACCATTATTTAAACCACTACTTAAGTACGAACTGTCTGCTGTAGAAGATGAAAAGTCGTTGTTTAGCACTAACTCAAAAGACTCTGGAAAATCATACGTTCCATCTGCATGCTGTCTTATTTGAAAAGGATTTGAAGTGCCGTTAGTTCTATAAAGAGGATGCTCTATACCAGAACTATCTACCCAAGTTAATCTAGTATAGTTAACATAATCATGAGGTAGTATCATTTGTAGAGAAGGAGGTATCTCTATTTGTTGTGATTTAACAGATTTAAAAGTATCAAAAGAAAGTTCTGATAAAGCTCTTTGAGCATAGTAAGCTACATCTGCTCTTTTATATTTAGATATAATTTTATCTTCACCAATAAACATAACTTGAAAATTAGCGATTATTTCTTCTAAAGGTATAAATTGATAATTACCGTGATTATTACCGTAGTAGTAATCATATTGCGTTCCTTCAAAATGTCCTATATTTTCAAAAGCCATTTATTATATTTTTTCTTGTTGAATACTTTTGTTGTCTTGAGCATTAGCTGATTGTGCTACCGCTTGGTTATCTATTGTAACACCTGCCATCATTAATATTTTGTTAACTAAATTTGATTCTTCAGAATAATGAAGTTCAAAATCATTATGATCAGCGGCAGCTGGGTTGTAGTAAGGTTTATCTTGATGAACAACATAAGTCCACTTAGGCTTACTAGGTTTTCTTAACCAGTTAAGTCTAATAAGATCATTATTCATGTCAGGAAAAGGTCTTATTTTTATACGTGGCTGACCTTGGTAATACTTTATAAATATAGGTCTATTTTTATTAAAAGAAGCTTTTTTAGAATTACCATAAATCCAATAATCTGTGTCGCCATCTATTTCTTCTGCTAGTATAAAATCAGGGTTTGTACTAGGGTTATACCTAACTCTTACACCAGTAAGCCTGTAAAAAGTAGAACCTAAACTATTTGTTAAGTTTACGTTTCCAAAGCTGTCTACAAGAGTTGCGTTTGGAGAATCTGACCACTGCTTAAACATAGCAATTTTATCTTCTATTACATCTCTAGGATCTGCGTGTAAAGTTTCGTTACCAGGTAATCTTCTAAATTGACCTAGATCAAAAAAATACTGCTCAAATATATCCATCTGAGCTGTTTCGGCAAATAAGTTAAATTCTTTAGGCGTTAAAAAACCTCTTTTTTCTTTATTGCAAAGTCTTAATACTGTTTGATATACTTTATTTACACTTACTGCCATTGTTATATTTTTTATAGTTTAGCAACCACCCCGTAGAGTGGCTGCTCTACTATATATGGTTACGCGTTTAATCGCTTTTCAATGTTGGAGTAAATCTCCATACCTTCGTCGGTTTTAAACCAGTGAGCTAATGCTGTATAAGGATGTTCGTCAAAAGGAACAGTCATTATTTTTCTATTATTACTTCCCCACATAAAGTTTCTTTGATCTGAAGAAAGTTTAATAATACCTAGCTCTGTAGCTTTAATACCAAAGTTTCTAAGCTCTACATTATCGTCACTAACAAGTTCTAAGAACAATTCTGGATTTCTTCTAGCAAATAGTAGTAAATCTCTTTTAAGTTCCTTAGAACTCATCTCATTAACTCTAGAACCAACCTCAACACGCATAATAGCTTCAGCCATATCAATATCAATACTTCTAGCTATGTCTAACGCTTCTATTTCCATTTCTAAAATAGCTATTTCATCAGCAGCAATTTTAGCAGGTTGAAACTCGGTGTATCTTTTATTTAAATCTGGATGATATAAAGAAAGTAACTTTTGTAAAACAACTTCTTGTTTTGGAACAAAAAGATTACCACTTCTAAATATAATGTGAGCTAATCTTTGATCACCTTTCATTTCGTCAACAAAACAAGTCTGTTGATTTTTACAATATTTCAACTCTCTATTAACTTGCTTTTCTTCATCAAACCAATAAATTCCAGAAGATCTTAAACTTCTTGATAAAGGTTTCTTTCCACCTTTTAAGTTGTAAATTCTGTCTTTAACTTCCCAATGATTTTTCTTTGGCTTAGCTTCAACTTTTGGTTTTTCAATAACTACTTGAGTCATTTCATTAGCAGCTTCTACTACAGGCGCTACTTCGGCCTTTGGTGCAGCTTTTGCTGCAGTTTGTTTTTTTGCCATAATAATATAAAATAAAAATTAAAAAAAAAGATCGGGGCCGAAGCCCCGACCTAATATAATTACTTCAATAACATAAAGTTGTTTGCACCTTGAGTGATCAAACATCTTTCTGATAAGAAGTGTAATTGCATTGCATCTAAAGCAGATGTTGCAGCTCCAACAGACCCAGTAACCCAAGTCTTCATTCTACGATCGTCAGTTTGTGAAGCACGGTAACGTACGTGTAGGAACGGACGTCTGATGCTTTGACCAACTGTTTGATCATATACAGAAGAAGATCCAGCAGGGATAAATACACCACGAATAGCGTTAGATCCTGCAGCAGCATTAATACCACCACGAGTAGCTAGATCATTTAAGTAACGGAAGTCAGACTTATAAAAGTCATAAGATCCTCTACGGAAACCAGAGAAACCTAAGTTCAATGCCATATCTTCAGAGTTATCAAATACTCCATAAGAAGTACCGTTAGCTCCATAAGAGTTCATACCAGCAAGCATATCATCGATAGCTAAAGAAGTATCTCTGTTACAGAATAACATGTTTTCTTCAATAGCACCTTGCTTATCAAACTCTGCTAAAATAGCGTCAAACTCAGCTAAGTTAACTGGAGGAGTTGATGATCCAAGAATACCAGAACTTACATTACCACGAGTTTCAATAGCGTCAAAAAGACCTTGAGTACCAGTAGCTGTTCCAGCAGCTAAATCAAAAGCATCGTCAGTTAAATCAGCAGCAGGAACGATTGGATGACCATTGTCAGGCGTTGCAGCAGTAACAGCAGCACCACCCATTCTAGCTTCTAGCATTGCCATTTCTAAATAGTCAGTGAATCGAGCTCTAGTATCAGACTCAGCTTTTAAATACCATAAGTATCCAGATTGTCCAGCTTCAGTAGAAACTTCAATCCAACCAATACGAGACGCATCAGATCCTGATACTTCGTAGTAATCTTTCATGATAATTGGCTTATTCATAAAAGACTTGAAAGAAGGCTCGTTAGCAGTTCTTTGATTAGTAGCTGTACCGTTATTACCAACATCAGCAGAAGTATTATAACTTCTTCCTTTTTGGAACTCAGAACCGTAAACTAAAATAGTTAAAGCTTGAGCTGTTGTTTCAGTAATACCAGCGTTACTTAAATCTTGAACACCGTAAGGAGCAACTTCAATTAAATCATGAGTACCACCAGTAGTACCTCTAATAGCTTCAGTAACTAGAGCTTTACAAACTCCACCAGCTGAAGCAATGATAACTGTATCGTTAACTCTAATACCGTGATCAGTACCGATGTCATTGCCATCAATGTCTGTTTCGATTTCAATAATACCACCTGATACTACACTACCACCAGTAGCATTGCTTACTTTTCCTTTATAAGAAAGGTGTAAACGACCTTGTTCAGACCATACAACTTGATCAGCTGTCATAGCCTCTTCAGCTCCAACTTGTGATAAGAAACCTGAAATGGTACGAGGACCAAATACTTCAGCTTCTTTCTCCATTAGATCTGGTACATATTGTTGTGCCCAACCTTGATTTGCGGTTGTAGCTAGGTCTAAATAGTTTGTCGACAAAGCCTGTTGACCTGTTGCCGGTACGCTATTTAGAACACTTCCACCTGTAATTGCCATAATTAATAAATTTTAAGCGTTAAATAAATTATTTTTTGTTTTTAATTTTAAACTTAAAATCTGAAGAATCATTACCTAAAACTCTAACTTTAACACCACCTGCTTCAAACTGTTTATGGTTTTCTCTAGGATTCATGTTAATGTTTTTAGCTTTGTTGACACTTTCTTTTAAAGCATCAGCTTTGCCTTGTTCGTAAAAATGCTTAGCTATAGCATCTGCGTTCATAGCCGTGTATAACGACTTGTGATAGCCAGCAGCATCTTCCATTAATCCATCTTTGTTCAAAAACTTTTTGACAAAATTATTAATATCAGTTTGTGCTTCTTTTACTTTACCAGCATCTTTAATGTTAAATCTAAATCTCTTGTCTCCAACGTTGTATTCAAAACCTTTGAATTTGTTGTTAAAAACATTATCTGTTTTTTTAAGAAATGCAGATTTTTCTTTTTCAAACTTTAGTTTAGTCTCTTCAGACTCCTTGTTATATCGATTAAAAAAGTCCCAAGCTTTCTGCTGTTCAGGCGTCAAGCGTGATCCTGCTTTAATCTCATTGTAATATTTAGACTTTCGCCCGTCTAAATAGGCTTTAGCCTCGGCAACTTGCTCTTTTAAGGCTATTTTCTTTCTTCTAATATCTTTATCTTCATCTACTTCTTCGTCATAAGAAAAACGTTCTTGCATTAAAAAGTTTATTTCTTCAAAGTTTAGATGAGGTTTAGTTTGTTTATAATACTCTCTTAATAAAGAAATATTATCTAACTTACTATAATCTTGATTTAGTTTTACAAAATCTTCTAAATCTCCACCAGTTTCTTCCATAAAGTCAACTAACTTCTGAATATTCTCTGGTAGCGGTTTTCCAGTAGCTTCAGCTTCAGCAACAGCCTCTTCAACTTCTTCAGCTAGCTCTTCAACTTTTTCTTCAACTTCTTCACTAGTTATTTCTTCAACTATAGGTTGCTCTTGTGTTTCAGCTTCCTGCTGTACTTCTTCTTGTTCCTGTGCGGGCTCGGCACTTTCATCGCTTCCAACCACTCCTGAGTCGTCAGCTTCGCTTGTTGAAGTTTCTTCTGTTTCTTCTGGTTTAACATCTTCTTGTGTTTCTACTGGTTTATTCATGTCTACTTTAATCACGTTAGGATCATCAGCAGATTTAAATTTCGTTTCTTCAACGTTTTCTAATTCTTGTTCCATAATATAAAATATAAAAAATTAAGTATTACTTAGGTTCAAACGTACCTAAGTTTAATCCACCTATTATATCATTACCGGCAGATTCAAAGTTTTTAGGTGTACCACCTCTTTTTCTTTGATCTATTAGTTCTGATTGTTGCGTGGCTTGTATCTTTGTTCTTTCGTCCTTACGATCTTCTTTTTCTTTTTCTCTAGCTTTTAGACCTTCAACTTCAGCGCCTTTTAACTGCATGTTAAATTGAAACTCTAATTCCATTAATTGTTTTTTGGCTTCAACATCTTGTTGTAGCTTTTGTATTTCAAGCTGAGACTTCATTTGCTCTAACATCATTTTAGATTCTGTTAAAGCTTTTTGTTTCTGTACTTCTACTTGAGCCGCTTGCTGCGCTGCTTGGGCATTAGACTGAGACTGAGCTTGTATGTTCTGCATTTGTATCTGTCTATCTTTTAGCTCTTTCTTTTTTCTTCTAACTTTTAAAAGTTGATTAGCTAGCTTTATGTTTTTAGTTCCTCTAATATCAATAGCGTCTTCAAGCTCTATACTTTTTTGCTGAATAGCCATTTGTATGTTATTTTCTAATTTAGCTTTTTCTTCTTCATCAGGCGCTAGTTCTAAGAATATACCAAAATCATATAAATGTAATTCAGATATTTCTTCTAACGTTGCTACATTATGAGAACCTATAGCTTGAATAAAAGCATCTCTTGTAGGAGAATACTCTAAAACATCAGAAACTCTAAGCGATAGTTGTTCTGCAACTTCTGCAGTTAAAAACAAACCAGCTTGTAATATATGTCTTGTGGCAGTGTTTGAGTTAGCTGCAGCAAGCTTTTGTATACCGACTAAAGCATTTTTATCTGGCATACTACCATCACGAGCTTCGTTAAGCCCAGTGCAGTCTCTAATCATTTGCATGTAATAGTTATAGTTTGCTATTAATGCTTGTATTTTGTTTCCACCAGAACCTGATGTAATTTCTTGAATAGGTACTTTACCAGGATTTAAATCTCCTTCTTGTGTAAATGATCTACCGATAACAGAACCTGTTTGGAAGAACATGTTTAAAGCTTCTTGCGGATTGTAGTTTGTTCCATTACCTAAATCTATTTCAGCTAAACCATCAGCATCAAGATAAACACCGTCTGGCACCATACGCGACATAACTTGTTGTAGCTTTAAATGCGTCAACTGTATCATGTCAGCAAAACCTGTTATACGTTTAACTAAAGAATCTATTTTATTATTATACATCCTTGGAGCTACAATACTATAGTTCATTTTAACTTTAGTATAATCACTTTTTGGACGCATCATATTTTTAGCCATCTCCCACTTTAGTAGTTTGTCAGTTCCTACTATAATAGCTCCTTCATATAATACTTCTACCTGTCTTTCTAGCTTTTCAAAACCCTCTTGTTTTTCTTGTGGAGGATTAAATGTGTCGTCTTTTTCTATTGGTCTTTGACCTCCAGAAAGAGTAGTTTTTACTTTATAAACTTCGTTCATATAAGTTTTATAATTAAAGTATAAAACTTGAAGCTTATTGTTATCGTACTTATAGTTATCACTTGTACTATAAACGTTATTTCTATAAACTGGTTTTTGATTTTTTATTTCTTCTAGCTCTTCAGGAGTTAAATGAGGAAACTGTTTTACCAGTTCATTTATAGCGATTTGTTTTACTTCACCTACGTAATATATATCGTCAAAATATGGTGAGTCTGTGTATGAATAAACTAAATCTGCAGGATCAACATAGTTTACTGTTAAACCTTCTGATGTAGTAAAGTTTGTTTTTACAGCGCCAATACCTAACACCGCTAAATCGTAATAAAATCTTTTCTTAGTTAATTCATATTTATTACCATCAAATAAAATGTTTAAAGCCTGCTCTTGTGCTAGCTCTACATTTTGTTTATAATTTAACTGCATGTGCAACGCTAGCTCTTCCGCGTTTTCAGGTAACTCTTGTACTTCGCTTTCTCTTACGTTTACGCCAAGTTCTCTCTCAAATAAATCATTAACATTTTTAAACTCCATGTCAGACATGATAGCTTCCATGTACTCAGTTCTTCTGTCTATACCGTTTTGAGATTGAGAGTATGCTTTTATATCATAAGTTCTTTCAGCTATACCATTAACAACTATATCTACAAACTTTGGAATTATAGGTACTGGACTCCAGTCTAGATTTAAATAGCTTAAATCACCGTTTATAGAAAGCTCATCTTTATACTTTTGTATTGATTGCTCGCCTCTAGCGTAAAGTCTTAAACTATGAAAATCGTTGTAGTTTGATTTATATCTATTACTATTATTTCTTTCGTCATTAAACCACTCTGACTCTATAGCTTTAGCAACCTTGAGCCCGTATTCGTAGCTAATTTTTTCAATATCACTAACTACCTGACTTGGAAAATACTTATTAGTGTATGACATATTATTTTATTATTTTTGACATTGAGCCAGTATTTGTATATCTTGAAATACTTACGTTTAATTTACTTTTTTCTTTTTTGGGATTAGGTCTATACAAATGTCTATTACAAGCCATTATTGCTAAGCCAGAGCTAATACTAGCATCAAACTTAGTTCTTTTGTTTATGTCAAATTTAGCCCAATCATTTAGAAGATCATTAAAATATAAATCTCCAAAAGTATTATCAGGCATCATGCCAACATGGTTTTGAATATACATTTCTATAGCGGCTGCATGAGCTTGCTTTATATCTTCACTAGAGTTTGGTATACCACCAACTTCTTTTTCAGCTACTGATAATTTATTCCAAACTTTGTCTGGTCTATTCATACTAAAACCTCTATAACCTCTACGTCTTAGATAATATAATAATCTTGGTTTATTATTTTCTGCAAGTATTGGCATACCGTAAAATACTAACGCCATCAATACATCTTCAAAAAATATTTCAGCGGTTTGAGGTCTACATAAATACTCTAAGAAAAAATGGTTTGGCGGAGCGTCTTCCATTGAAAACTTTGTTAATCCATGGAGCGATCCTTTGGATCCACGACCGTCCACAGTACCGCTAATATCATAGCTATCACAACCAAACGCACCAATATGTTCATTTCCTGGGTATTTAATTCCATTTTTATCTATTACTCTGTTTTGCATTTGAACTTTAGGTATCCAGCTAACTTTAAACCTACCATTAGGATCTGGGTAAAATATAACATTTGTGTCTTTTACTCCGTTAACCCATTGGAAGTTTCCAACTGATAAACCTAAAGATCTTCCAAGTTCTTCATTGTAATCTATCTGTTCGTATATTTTAACTAAATTAAATATACTATTTTTTGTTTCATCTCTAAACGCGTGCTCTTCAGTTCTTGGAAACTGTCTGTAAAATTCGTTTAAAGCATCTTGATCATTTTTTAATCCCTCAGCTTCATTATTCCAATGATCAATTACACCTATATCTATTAGTTCACCGTCGGGTCCATAACACTCTCGTCCAGGTGTGTTGAAAACTGGTCGTCCATACTCGTCAATAAAGCCTTCATAGTTCCATTCCATTGGGATAAACAAAGAATATAAACCAGAACGTGTTTGACCATTTCTATTTCTTTTTGTGACATCACTGTCGTTATACAATTTTTTAAAATTATCTCCACCTTTATCAAGAGCATTGCTCGTTGAACCCATCATACACTTACCTATAATCCTACTACCAAGGCGTAAACAAGTTTTTGTTACACGCCAGTTGTTTAGAATATTATCAGGTCTTTCCCACTTACCACTTTCATCGTGAACTAGCAGACTGAGTTTTTCACCGTCATAACTGTTATCACCTGTGTTTTTCCAATCAATAGTAGTGTCAAGTCCAACCAGCTCTTCCTGCTTTTCGTTCGCAGTAATTTTCCTACGCGTAAACTTACTTGCAGGAACTCTATAAGCAAGTTCACTTTTAGGTCTGTCCATACCATCTTGTATCGGTTTAAAGAAAAACGGATAATTGATAGATATTGGAACAACTTTATCGGTAAACATTTTTTTAGCATCAGCACCACTCTTAGATAGTATTCCATATCTAGAATCACTTGATATAGTAGCTAAGTTAACTGTTTCAGCAGAACTCATAAACGAAAAACCACTACGCCTGTTTTTTAAATAACACATACCATAGCAACGTTTATCAGCTTTACACGCCTCCCAAAATATAAAGAACAATCTGTTGGCTTCTCTAAAATCTGGAGCGCCAACATCAATTTTACTCCATTGCAAATACATATAATGACTACCTGTTATGTAAGTAGGTTCGTCATTGTTCATAAACCAAAAGCCTTCATCTCTACGTTTAAACTCTTCGTCTATAAAATCATACCACTGATCTTTGCTTTCTTCTGGATAAGCTCTCCAGTCAAAGATATTTTTAAGTTTATTTAACTCTTTAGGGTATTCTATTTTTTGCCACTTGTTGTTGTGCACGTGCACTGCTTGCGGTTTAGGTGGCAACCCAATTCGCAAACCTTGTATCTCCAGTATCTGTCCAATTTTTCCAGTTTTTGAGATAACCACAATATCATGTTCTTTATTGTATCCATATTCCCATTTACGTTTTTTGTTAAGTCGACTTATTGTAGTCTTCTTAACTGGTTCAACTATTTTATATAAACTTTGTTCGTACATTACTTTGATCTGCCTTCCGCGAAACCTTTAAATACTCTTTCTTCTTTTTCTTCAGGTGTCTTTCCTTCCAAAATATTTTCTTCTTCTTGTACGCGGTTGAGTATTTCAAATGCATCAAATATAGCTAGCTTTTTAGTAGCCGCAGCATTTTTTAGTCGATCAGCAGATACATCATCTTCAGTGTTAGTGATAATTTGTTCTTCCGCAACTTTAATCAACTCATCAACCGCTTTTCGCCCAGCTAGGATTATACGCTTCTTCGTTTCCTTGATACTCATATTTAATTGTAATAAATTTATTCATAACCCTATAAAGCCTTGTATCATTAATAATAAACTCATAGGTTGAAAATGGTGTAAAGCCTACTAGCTCTTCTTTTTTATAAACTCCGTCAGTATATTTAACTATACCAATACAGCCTTCTTCTTCTCCTACAGCTAGCTTGTTTCTTTGTTTTATAGGTTGTACAAAACAATAACCACTACAAGCTTTCCACTCATCTTTTGACTTATATAGATATATTTGATCTTCTTTAACTAAATACGTATTTTCATTAAAAAAAGATCTACTATTTTTTTCTTTACCTTTTACATCGTGCCACCTTCTAAAAACATTGTGATGAACAATAACTTCATCATTTTTGCTTATACAAGTTTCAAATGCTGTTGGTGTAGACTTAACAATAGCGTGACGATTTATGAACTCGTGATTAAATATCTCTGTATTTAATATTAGTTCTTTATCACCAACTTTTTTACTATTATTATATCTACTACCTTTTGGTTCTATAACAAAATCAAAAGGCGCCTTCATTAATACTCTAAATTATATTCGACTGAAACAGCCATGTTCTTGTTAAAGTCTTTCCAAGGTATAACGACTTTATCTTTTCTAATATAAATAGAATATTTGTCTTTTTCTTCTATAATATCGCAAATAGTATGACCGCCATACACTTCTTGCCCAACAGCATAGTGCATGGCGTCATTCTTATAGTCTTTGCCGATACTAATCTTTCTTATCAGCTTCGACATCTTCTTTATAATTTATGGTACCATCTTGCATGTTTATATCATAAGTACCGTATTCTTTTTCAAAATCACTTTGCATAACTGTAACTCTGTCTCTAACAACGGTTAAGTTATGAAGTAAATCGTGTTTTCTAGATTCTGTAATACCTATATCCATCTGTAAGCGATGCATTGTATTAACTGTTCCTTGAAGATCTTTTAGTTGCTCTTCAGTAATTTTTTCTGGTTTAGCCGTAATTTCAATAACGTCTTTTACCTTTGGTGTTTTTCTTTTTGCCATTTTTTTTTATTTAATTAAATTAATATTATAAAGATATACTAGTTCTACTAGCTATATCGTTTCTTACATCTGCTGCACTTTCACTACTTAAAATACTGTTAAATATAACTACTTCATGTACTTCGGCTGAAGTTAAACCGTTAGATGAGGTACCTATTTGCTCAAAAGCAAAAGTACCAGAGCCTGTTCCAACACCTATTGAAGAACCGTTTCTTAATACTCTTATATCATTACTACCATCTCTAGTTACTTCTGCTATAGCCTTTTCTGTTCCAAAGCCTCCGCTTAAAGTTATATTAACAGTAGTACCACCGTTTTTCATACGGTAACTAGTAGCTGTACCACCTTGTGCAAATCGTATAAAGCTAGTATTGTTTACACTAGACACAAATGTTTCATTGCTTTGTTCTGATAAATTTAATACTACAAACATGTGATAAGCTCCAGTTAGATTAAATGTGCTAGCTAGGTCTAAGTTATCGTTGTTATTTGCATCAGTAACAAAAGCACCACCACTAAAACCACTACCCTCTTGAGCATCTGTAGTTTGTGAAGCGTGTCTATTATTACCAGACTGATCATCCCATTGTATACCATCAGTAATAGCTCCTTGACCGGTATTAAACGCTAACCATAATTGAGGACTTAGATCGTTTATATTAAAAGCAGAAGACACGTAAGGCATGCCTGATATACTATTTCCTAGTCCTAACATTTATTTCCCAAAGTAACAGATTACACCGCTTGCAGATGGCTTAAAAGCTGTCCATCTACCGTAGATAGTTATTCCAGCTGGAAATTCTTGCGAAGCGCAAGTTATACCTCCAGCGCCGTGCTGCTCATCAATAAAAACTAAAGCTTGATCACCTGTTGGTGTTATATCTGCAGATAATTTAACTTTACTAACCCCATCATAACCAATTACCTTTACTCCTTGCTGGTTTGGACCACTATATATAGGCACTGGAGTTTCAGCATCTATAGTCATAGCAGTAGCACCAGACTCATCTGCATCACCATTTACTAATAACACATATTGACCTACTTTTATTTTACTTGCTGGTGAAGCTACTGTTTCTAAAGTAACATCATCTCCCGCTGCTACATTTGTATCAGCGATCTCGCTTGAGTGTACACCATTAAAGTTAAAGTAGTTATTACCTGCTGCGTCTACATGATCACTTGTTGAGCCTGATATTGCAAAGTAACCAGGTCCTGTTGTATCTAGTTTTTCTGGCGTTAATACAGTTGGTGTATTTTTGTCTAAAAACTGAATAGCTATAATAACGTGATCTTTTGGAGGTACTATTACTTGAGCTATATCAGAGTAAGCACTACCAAGTTGACCAAAGCCATAAGCTACTTCTGTTGAATTTTGTCCCATTTTATTTTTCTTTTGATTGTTCGTTTTTCTTTGAGCTTCCACCGAAGAAGAAGTCTATAATTGTATTTACTTTAGCGCTCATAGCACCAAATATCGTTGATATAAAGCTGATTTCAAATTCACCTAGCTCTAAGCTTTTAGTAACAAAATACTTAAACATTACAAACGTAATACCAAAGTATGCTACAGTAAATAAAGTTGCTAATACTTTTTGAATAATAGCATCGTCTTTATACATATCGCGTGCAGACTTTCTGTCCTCTACTTCTTTAGCAAAAGCTTCACGCTCTGCTTCTAGTAATACAGATTTTAAAGCAAGTTTAGCTTCATCTCTCTCTTTGTCAGTTGTAATAACTTTGTCGAGGATACCTTCTGCATTTTCTACGACCTTACCAAAAAGGCCACCTATTAAGTTGTTTATCATATCTTATTGTTTTCCCAAGGAAGCTCTCTACTACCTTCTTCGTATCTTTCTCCAGTGTGTGGATCTATAACATATCCGTTATCTCTTATCCAAGTTTCACCTTTATAGTAAACAGCATAATCATCATAAGTTTCATGACCTATTTTCATTGCTGTTATGTGTTGCATTTCGTGAGCTATAGCCTGTTGCATCATTGGACTATTTACATCAATATCTTTACTTACATAAATACTTCCATCATTGTTTGCTTCTGCTAAAACTCCATCATCTAACTTTTTTCTAAATACAGGCGTGCCAGGTGCTATTTCATTTCCAGCTTTAAAATTAAATCTTCTTTTAATCTTTCCAGCTCGAGCTTCAAATTTTCTTGATGAACCTAGTTTAAACGCCATATTATCTATCTGGATCTTTTATCATATCATCAATAGCTTTGTTGTAAACTTTATCAGTATATGATTTGTTATCATAAAATATATTTCTTTGTGATGTTGGTAGATCTTCTTCTCCTAACAATACTCTATATATTCTACTTATTAATTGGCTGCACTTAAACGAAGTTTTAAATATAGAATACTTTATAGTAGTTCTATTTCTTTGTCTCCAAACTTCTATCCAGCCTTGTTTTCTCAGACGCTCCCACCTTTCTTTATCCCAAGAATATGTGTATGTACCGTCTATAAACTCTTGTCTTGTAAACTTATCTTTGCAGTCTAAAT